GCGCCCATCCTTCCGTATCGAAGGGGTACCATTCTTCTACGCCATTGTCAAATTTTACAGAAAAAGTTTCCATATCCGCAATAGAGGTTGCCCCTTCTTTGGCATCCCCTACCTGGAACTGATTTTTATAACAAGGATATACTCCTGTTTTTCCTGCCATTTTTCTACCTACCTTTCGTAATGCAGTGTCAGCCAGATCACACGCTCATACACGCCGTTGTTATCCGTACCCACGTCAATGGGCTCCGGTACATCCAACTGCAGGTAATCCACATGTTTTCCGGCAATCTCTAAATCTGATACATGTAAAATCTTGTCATACAGGGACTGCGCAGCCTCCTCCGTCTCATGGGCATATTTATCCCAATGGATTAAAATAGATACAGCTTTACTGGCCGTCTTTGTGCAGTCCAGACCGCCCAGGGCGATATTTGCCCCGCCTGGGATCTGGCGCTGATAGACACCTATAGACCGCTCTCTTTTATTTTCCAACTTGCCTATATAAAAGTAATCTCCCACTCCCAGCGTCTTGATCCAGTCCCGGATATCTGCTAATTCCATGCTCACACCCCCGTAATCCTTTTGTAAATCTGCTTAAATGCCTTTTGGCAGTTTTGGTCCTTACTTCCTCCAGGCAGCCAGTCTTCGTACCATTCACCACGCGCATAGGGATTTTCTTTTGTCTGGAAATTATATTCCGGATGGTAATATAAGCGCCTGGCATAAGGCTGTGTAGATACAAGGGACACCTTACCGGATCTGCTTTCCGAGTAATCAGCAAATGTGCTGTCATTCTGGAGCGTCCCCTTGTCAAAAGGCATGACCTGGGCTTGTACAACCTCTGTGTGCAGGTACTCTGCTGTCTGCTCCAGGGCTGTTACCTGCGCATCTGTAAGGGCCTGTATGCGGCCCCAGTCCATCTTTATGATTGAATTAACATTGATCATACAATATCCAACCTCGTGTAATTTACGCTGTTATCCGGGTTCCTGGCTTTCATCCCCTGCAGGATGTTCCGGGTCTCCCCAAATACTGTGACTGTACCGCCAGAGATAACGGCTACACCCGGGGCGATATCTCCACGGAAGAGGGCCGTCCCTGATAGCTGTACATATTTCTGTTCTTTGTCAATGACTGTCTTTGCGCTGTCCTGATAATTGCATCGCAAATCATCTTCGAACACCACCTCTGGGCCACCATTCTCATTCAGGCCCTCGCTATATATAATCACATGGATATCGGTTGTACAGGCCCATTCAGGCACCAAACATGGGTACATAAGCATCACCTCAACAATCTGCAGCACAGCCCGGTCTGGCATAGCTGCTCATATACATCACGTCGCATGGGGATACCCTTATTCGTAATCACATTCCAGGATTCCCCGAATTGCATTGATACGCCATTGATACTGTATCCCTGCAGGATCATGTCGAAAATCTCCCTGTTTTGCCACTCAAAGTCTGCCTGCATACAGCAGACCTCCTGAACAATCTCCTGCTGAAATGGTGTTAAATTGGAAAATCCCCGGCCTACAATACGATTGTAGGTCAAGGTATCAATATGCCTGGATGCCTGTTTCAGGTACCGTTCCCGCTCAGCGTCCGACAGTAAACTGCCATTGTAGATATCTGTGTAATACGCTGCATCTGCATATGGCTTATACATATCACTCACCGGCTTTCCTGCTTGCTGGCTTCTTTTCTGCTTTCAACATCTCCAGCTCCTTCTGCAGGCCCGATCTCTCCTCCTGCAGATCTGAGCATAACTTCTGTAGGCGTACCACTTCTTTTACAGCCTGCATGTGGTCTTCATACGGTACGGTTTTTCCTGCTCCATAAGCAATGACTTCTCCGTTATCGCTCCTGATATCATAACCATCATTCCGATACTGTGCTTTCATACTCTCATCAATTGTATAGACCTTATTGCCTTTTTCTGCTGTCATATTAAGCACCTCAACTTTCTGCTTCGGCATTGATTGCAATGCCACAAGCTTTACGCTCAATCAAGAATGTATCTGTATAGTATCGATTTTGGTATACATATTTGTCAGCCGTACGTGAATCGGAGCCCGGCGTAAACAGCTTCATGTAAGCATATTTATCGCGGCTGATAACACAGGATGGATGCACTAGCATCATATTGATCTGTTTTCCATCTGCAGCCGGAACACATCCAGTAGTGAAGTCATACTTTGTCTTAAACCTTGCGGAAGGCACTGTTTTGATTGCCACATCATCCAGGCCATGTACACGGCGGTCAATCACCCCGGCAGCCCCGGCATTAATTGCCCTCGTAATCCCATCTGCGCTTTTCAGAATTTTATTGATTGCAGACGTCACATACAGCACACGGCCTTCCTGCGGTACGGATTTGTCATCCATAATCGCCATCTGCTCGTCAAACCACTCCAGGATATTGGCTGCCGTCAATACCGTATTGTCAATAACCGCTCCCTGTCCTGCGTATGTTTTGGCTTCTGCATACAACTTTGAGAATCTATAGCTATCCTTTTCCGGAATAGCCTGCTCCTCCTCAAATACATTCTGGATATTTGCCATCTCAGTGACAAGGTTAGTCTCGTCAATATCCATCGGGTCAATCGGGATCTCAATATCCCTGTCATGGGTAAGTTTCTTTGGCTCCCAGTCATTGCTTACCGTTCCGGCATTGAACCCCATTGTATTACGATTGTGGTCTTTATACCCCGATACGGTCAATCTGGGGATTTTAATTGTCTGGGCGTTCAAAAACTTGATGCCCTGGTTAGAGAGTGTAAGATCGTTAGATACCAGCTCTCTCGTGTACTTCTGCGCAAGCTCGCGCATGAATAATTCTGCATAATCATATATTGCCATAATTCTTCATCTCCTTATTTTTTATTGCCAAAAATAGCCGATAAGTGATCATCCACATTGGAAGTACCACCCTGGCTGCCGGCGCCTATCTGCCGAAACCCGCCCTGCTGATTCTGAATTTCCGGTTTTAACTGCGGAAGTTCTTCCAGGACTTTGTTCAGCGCTGTTTTTAGTGTCTCTTTATTGATACTGCCTTTATCATCAGCTACATTGCTCAAATCAGCCAATTTCAGGACATAAGGCATGATCTTCAATTCAACGCCTAATTCGCCGGACAGGAACATAGCCTCTTTTTCCACATTTGCCTGCTGTGCCGCCGCCTGGGCCTGTGCTGCCTGTGTCTGCAGTGCATTTACATCCGGCTGCTGTGCCGCTTTCTGCTCTTTAAATGCAGCAATGGCCTGTTTCATCTCATCTTCTGATAAACCCTGCTGTTTAAAATATGCTTTCAGGGCTGTATCTTCTTTGGCGGAGAGTGTTCCCTCCAGCATTGTCTTGATTTTATTGTAATCAATCTGCGGCGCTGTGGGTGGCTGTGCCCCTGCCTGCTGGGTCTGCTGACCGTCTCCAGTGCCTGCGGCCCCACCGTCACCTGTACCGGCCTCCGCGAAAAACTGCAAATCCATAGGTAACATACATCTAAATTTTTTAAACATGTAATTTCTCCTTTCCATTTTGAGGGTGTCACCCTACAATCCATTATCATCGGTGTCACCGGCCACGCATCTTTTTCAGCCATATCGTGTTTGGGCATAAAAATAAGGCAGCTTCACCCCGCCGCCCAGAGGGAGATTCAGGATCACCGCCTTTCTATCTGCCCTTGCCTTTCTTTCCACCTTTACATGCCATGCTGATCACCTCCTTTGTTGCGCCGGCGCAAATAAATGAGCATAAAAATACCACCTGCCATTTTCGACGGGTGGTATTAGATATCCAAGTTCATGCGTATCCAAGCATCACTTTTGCCTTCCTTACGTGCCTTTGCAATTTCATTCTGCAGTTCTTTCTCTCTTCTTTCATCTCTTTCTTTTTTACTCTCTTTTCCATTATTCTGACCTTCCATAACAAAGCCTCCTTTTTTTCTTTATTATACGCTCTTTTTGTTTGGTAGTCAAATTTGTGCGATCAGCATAAGCACTACTTCTTTTATGTTACCATCTGAATCTTTGCTTACGGATTTTACCTTGAATTTTGAATTTCTTTGTATTATAAGTTCCGCTTCTGAACCTACATAAGAGCCTCTTTGTTTTCCATCCCACGTGCCATTTGTATTTGTTCCTCCGTAACTAGAAAAAGGTTCTGCATAAACAGCCTGTGTCCCTTGGGGGAGGCATATCTTGAGATTTATACCGTCAAATCCCGCATCATTAGATACACCCGTGGACATAAAACCTTTTTCTACAAAAGTTTTTCCTATAATATCTTCTTGGCCTATTGTATCCAAATCTAAAAACTTAGCCAATCCCCTTTCGCTAATTCCTCTGCGCACCCAAACACTTTCTTTCAATTTATTTCTACCAATGGCACTTGTCATCTTGTCTATGCACTCTTGTATGGTATCACGGGGTGGTATTTCAGTCCGTAGTGCTGTATTAATATCCATAAAATCTGACCCTGTATATTTCCATAGGGCTTTTTTCTCCTGTTTATGCAGCTTATTCCAGAGTATTTCAGTGCTACTGCGATAGTATTTATCCGCTTCGTACCTGTCAGGGAATGTTCTGGATTCCATCATAATGCCCTGTTCTTCAAATTCATTCGCACGTAGCTGGTATTTATATTTGTTCTCTTTGTCTAAAGATAATCTTGCTAATCTACGATATTTCTCTGATTGTCTGTCTACATATTGCTTTCTTGCCTCCCGCCTGCTTCGTTCCTCAACCTCGGCCAGTTCCCGTTTACTGAATCTGTCATCTGGTGGTGTACTAATACCAGGAAAATATGTTGTGTGTCCATCCTTGCACCGTGGATGATACAGCCCTGCTGATATGGCAGCGCTCATAAGAGGATAATTCCCATCTGCCTTACTGCCGCCACTCCAGACATCATCAATCAGCACCTTGCCTACAAAAGGCAGGCATTTAGGGCACGGATTCCCGCGCTTATTCATAATGACCAGATGCAGGCCCCATTCCTGGCGCTTCTGCCCTTCTCCCTGCAGGTATGCCCGTTTGGATGCCGTCCTGATTGCCATATCAGCATAGTCAGACAGCGTGTGCCTGGCTCCGTTGGCATACTCAACACAGTTTAACCCGGCAGACAGCATATCTTTTGTAGCCATATCCACAGCTTTCTCATACGTGCCTGCCCCAGTATTAGCATATACTTGGGCATTATAAATAACTTTCCGGTACTGGTCATTAGCACGTCTCAGGACTGCCGTTTCGGCTTTCTCCATGTCATTTGTGGTAGCTTTTATAAGAGCATCCAATTTCCGGTCATTGATCTTGAAAAACTCTGCCGTGGCTCCCCTGCTTACTTTCTTGGCAGGCAATCCTTTTTTGATGGCCCTCAGTATCGCCTTTTCCTGATCCATACCTCCTTGCTGATGAGCAGCATAGATCAACGATTCGATTTCATTGTTAAGGTCTTTAAATCGCCCTTTAAATCGCTTCTGGTTATTCTTCTTGTACTGTTCCAGGGCTTTGAGCTGCAGGGCCTGCCACTGTTCCCAGTGCATTCCCTCCGCGTCTTCCCAGGCTCGGTGACGCTTCATATTGCGGACCATAGAGGCCATCAGTTCCTCCTCAATGGCCTGAAAAGCTTTTCCTATATCATAATCATTAGCCATTCGCCATCACCTTGACCCCCTGCAATCTAAACTGTCTGATCAGGGCTTTGAGCTGTGTGGTGCTCTTGCAGTGATCATGTCTGAGTTCAGCATAATCACTTGTTTCCAGGGCGTATATCCCCATTGGCACCTGTTCCTTCGCCACCTCCAGCAGTCCCTGGTACTCCTTCCGGGACATTCGGTATATTCTGGGTCCGATTTTCACCTTCAATCACGTTCACCCCTTCCAGATTCAATCCGGGCTCTTCTATCTCTGCGATACCCAGCTCGGCTTTAATCCTTTTTACTTCCTTCTGCTTCCAGTCTTCATCTTTGTCATCTCCATAAAGCTCATCCACAGCCGCATCCACAGACATGATCTGCCCCGTCCTGGCTTTGCTGATTGTTTCCACCTGGCTTTCAAAGCTGGGATTCGCATAATCACCAAATTCAGCAGTCACTTCCACAGGCTTCACAGGTTTGTTGTAAAACTCATTGTAGGCCTTGATCACTGTCTCTACCAAAAGGGGGATATCCACCTGTAATGCATCAATGATTGTGTTCCGGGTATACAAAGTGGCCTTTTCCTTCTCACGCTGTGCTTCAGCATTGTCCAGCTTTTTCATGTCAATCCCTAGGGTACTGGGTGAGATCAATCCCTGCAGACAAAGGTCCAGCGCCGTCACATAGGCAGCAAGATAACTGTCATGTGGGATATCCGGCTGTATCACCTCAATTTTCCCGCTTTCATCCTCTGAAAAGCCCCCTGCAATCTTGATATAGCAATTATCAAAGAAATTCGGTCTCATCAGTTCCCCGCCATTTTGGTCTTTGGGGATCAGGTCCTCCGGGATGTATTCTTTTGCCCTGCCCTTACGCTGGGCGTCCATCCACTGGCTCCATACTTCATCGAAAGCATCGAAAGAGTCAATCTTTTTGTCAAAGATACTCTGCCCTCTCTCATCCCACTTGCCCGATTCATAGAATTGAATAGGAACAGCCATCATATACTGTTCCTCCGGCTTTTCTGTACCGAAAGCCACGTCCACAAGATTAGCAGTCTGCGGGATTGCATGTAAATCTACCGCATTATTTCCCTTGTACAGTTCATAGGTGATATATCCACGCCCATAATGCTCATATAAGACATACTGTGTATGATCATGCTGATAAGCTGTCTTGAAAATGACCTCACGGATCCTGCCCCGTTCCGTCACCAGCTCGATCCGTTCACCTGGATAGAATTCAATGATCGGGTACCGGCTCAATGCTGTATCAAAAGATATCTTAAAAGCACCATCTCCAATATACAGTGTTTCCTTAACAGCCTTCTCCAGTTTCTTCCGGAATTTATTATCCTCTTCGATAGCCTGCCAAAGTTCCTGATCGGCACTGCTCTTGTCAATCTGGATCTTTAAATCAGTCAGGGATATTCCTGCCAGAGTGTCAACAATCAAAGCCGGGAGCCCGGTATGTATCTTACGCATTTCCTGCCCCGGACTGCTCTTGCTGGCCCAGAACTTATATCTGTCAACTCCTGTGTCAATCTGCGAATAAAGCTGCTGGATCTCATCACTGTCACCCATGTACCAGATCCGGTTTTTGATTGCATTTCCTTCATAGTCAAGAGTCTCATTTATCATTATCATGGTGGGGTTTGCGTCCTGGATGTTTAACCAGCTCCTAATACCCCGTTTCATGCCTTCACTCATTTTCTTGATCAGCCCCACTTTCTCACGCTCCTAACATATACATCGTCTCAGCCACGCCTGTAGTACAGTCTGGCGCATCATCGTGTTTATTCTCACCGTCCCGCTGGTACCGCGCCATTGCGGTGTAATATTCCGGCCATTTGTGCCGCCAGTTGGACGGGTACAGGACATGCTCCATCACCCATGTGGCATTTGAGATGATCCTGGCTTTCTTGTTTTTCGATTGATGGAACCACTTAATCACTGTTTTGAAGTTTTTAAGCTGCTCTTCGGATATGCGCTTTACGTTCCTGGCAAATCCGGAACCACCGTTGTTGCTCTCTATCCTTGACCGATTCACTTCAAAATCCTTGAAACGTTTTGCTGTCTCCGGCTCTGTTATCTCCATACCTGCCTGGGTGTAATAGACATCCAGCACATAAGCCTCCCGCATGTATACACCCCAGATGATGGTGCACAGGTAATCAGCCCCCTCATCGGCGGTATCTGTATAGCTGTAGATCCCCTCAAACAGGCTGTTGCCCTGTTCATCCACTGGCAGCCTGTCATAGGTCTTAAAGCTGGTATACAGCCGCCCTTTGAGGTCGATCGGCTCCTGCTGGTAGTTGGCAGAGGCAATGTCTTCTCCCATAGCTGCCACTTTTTCCTGGTAGGATTCATACGACAAGATCTCTGGACAGAGCATTTTATGTGTATCCTTATCTAGCAGCGCCTTCATGGTGATGTGCCGTATCTTCGCTCCTCGCTCTTGATAATGCTCTAGGGCACGGCCTGCCAGGTCATCAGATGCCCACCTGGTCATGATAATGATGATCTTGCCGCCTTCCTCCAAACGGGAAAGCATGGTGTCAGTGAACCATGTCCAGTGCTTTTCTTTTACATTTTCGTTATGTGCCTCTTCCGCTGTCTTGATCAGGTCATCTATGATCATGATGTCGGCGCCGAATCCCGTTGCTGTACCAGTTGGAGATGTTGCAAGGTAATTGTTATACCCTCCTTCCAGGCTCCACAGGTTCATGGCCCCGTCACCGCGCTTGATACGTGTGCCAGGGAATACATCCGAAAACACAGGCTTGTATCTATCTGCCTTCTGCTCCTGGATGGAATTACGGACATTTTTTGAGAAGGTGGTGGATAATGTCTCATTGTAGGAACCTGTCATAACCTTTTTCGCATTATCCCTGCCCAGGATCCACTCAACCAGATTCCCGACTGTCCGGGATTTGCCATGCCGGGGCGGCTCATTGACGATCATGACCTTATCGTCTGATTCCAGGAACACCTGAAATTCATTGCACAGGTCCACCAGGTATTTTCTATCCGGTCTGTAAAAGTCCGGGGCTTTCAGGTTGCAATAAAAAAAGAACTCACGCCTGGCAAGTTCTATCTTTGCGCCTAATTTCAGCAGCTCTCTATCCATCATTTATCAGCTTCTTTAAATCTTCGGTGGACAGGCCCTCAAAAGGATTGTTTACCTCCCCAGACAGCTCCACCTTGTCCTGCGGCTTCTCACCCATCAGATCCCGGATAGAGTTAAATGCACCCACATCCCCCTTGCATCCCTGCTGTATCATGGCAAGGACAAGGGCCATCTGATTATCCATATCCTCATCATCCAGGCCAATGTCCTCCATTGTCTTGCGGATCTTCTTGTTTGAAACAGGCAGTGATAAGGCCAGCTCCATCTGTTCTTTGATGAGTTTACGCCGCCTGCGGGCTTCACCTGACGCCTTTCCGCCCTTACTGCCTCTTCTCTTTGCTTCTTCACTGCTTAGATACCGTATCGGTTTCAGATTTTGTTCGTTCATCAGGCTCACCTCACTTTCCTGTACGCAAAAACACCCAGCCAGCATATCGCTAACCAGTTCTCATTATTATCCCAGACATGGGACATGCAGTTTAAAGTATATGCACTGCTAACTTACCCCGGACACCAGGGAATCTTATGCTCTCTATAAACTGCTTGCACTTCCAGAGCACTACCCGTAATTGCCGGACTACTGCAATCACCGGCCAGTCTTATCTATTACGGATAAAGTTTTTTACAGCTTTATAGCATTGCAGGACTTCAAGCTGTGCAGAAAATTCTCGGCAGCCTCGGAATGCTTGACGTCAATCTACTCCATTACGGAACCGCACTGCCTATACGCCTTAATGCGCATACCGGACGCCCCGGCATCCATGCTATGTCTGCCTCTATATAGGGCAAACCTGCTGGATTACCTGGAACCGGCGAATCAGCCACCGGGCTATGACACCCGGCAGCCAAATAACAAAGGGGAGGTCTAAAATGACTTGTACGTCATGATACTATCCTAACACATCCGAAGCGGTCAAAACGGTCAAACTTTTATTTTCTTATTCCGAGATATCTTTCAACCGCCTGACGGCATCCTTCTGCAGTATGCTTTACACCCATCCGGTGCGCCACCTGTACCCAGCTCAGATTGTCCACATACCGATACCGCATAATCCTTCTGATCCGGCTATCCTCAATGCCCTCAATATACTCCTCCACTTCATTTAACAGCTCCAGTAGTCTCATATCTGCCAGTTCAAGCTGTAACTTATATGTCTTTAGACATTCTTTTTTGTGGTTATACTCCGGCAGAGGAAAACCCTGTATCTTACGGGTGCCCAGCGGTTTTTTACCTCGCCTGCCACAGGTAACGGAATCGGCTACCATGTATCCACCCATCTCCATGTTCAAAAGCTTATCATTCAGGGATTGTATCCGCCTCACCAGATTGCGCTCTTCCGCCTGAAGGTCCGTGTATTGCTCTAAAATATGCTTTTCCAATGGCATCACCTCCAGTCCTGCATCTCCTCACTGCACCAGGGATATTCCCCAAGGCATTCAAATTCACTTCCGCCACTTAGGCTGCAGCCTTCACACTCCTTTTCCTCACCATTATCCATCATGGTTGCGCATTCTCTGTAGTCGTCCTCCATTTGCTTAGTCAGTGGGATTTTAATAAACTTCACTTTTTTTTCTCTCCTCCTGTCACTTTATCCGGGTCATTCATCCAACGGAAAAATTCGATAACGCACTTATCGCACAAATCATAATCACAACAATGATTGTGTTCTCCTCTTACACTTATGTGCCCGAACGATTCGCCACTGCAATTGCCTCCTTTAATCTTTAATTCATTGCTATCAAAATATTCACCACATCTATCACACTTCATTGCATACATTGGCATCACCTCCCGTACCAGTACCGTTTCCCACTCTTCCGGTCCTCCAACTCCAATTTTGTAATCCTCAATCCCACCATCCCTGCAACCAGCTTGAGTGTATGTACCACGTCCATGATGTGTTTTGGCAGCCTGTCCGCCTCATGGATTGCCTTGCTGGCTGTCGGGTCAGGATAGCCTTCTGCGTTTTTCATACTCGTACCTCCATAGATTCTAATTCAGTTTTATTAATTTTTTTACATGGCTACACCGAAATAAAAATGTTTAAGGTACTAAAAAGTAAAGATTTCTCGGAAGAAATAAGTTCGCATCGTTTTTAAAGCGTTCCTCGCCTGTCTTATGCAGCTCACCTTTTATTGTTTTTCCATCAAATATCGTTATCTCAACATTCTCTCCTAAATGTTTTTCCAACTCCGTTCTTTTCACTTCATACCTCCGCTAAAATCCATTATGATGCAAAAGCCCATATTACATCCATATATTAATTTTCCATGCATGTCTATCACTCCTGCCTTTGGACAATCCCTGCATGGCTCAGGCGCCCTGGCCTTCAAAATCTGCTCCCGGTGCTGCCTTTGCCAACCCCGGCGCCACTCATCCAGATACCTCTGGAGGTCTGCGATCTGCCGCTCTCTATCATCCATTGTTTACACCGCGCACAAATAAGTATCTGGTATCAACCTCTACTGCCAGAGCTGTACACTCTTCTTTTTCGGAGATCTTGGTAATATCAAAGCCCAGGCCTTCCAAATATTCGCAGGCCAGCTTCGCAGATTTCAGACTTTTGACATTAATTATCAGGTTTTCATAATTACGTCTGATTTCATCATAGATCCTGTTTTTTTCATCCAACAGGCGCTCTTGCTCTGGCATAATGTCTTCTATGTCTCTATCTATCATCCTCTTGGAGACTCCTCCATTGTAATTCAATATCATTTCAATCATTCCGCCGACCGAGTAGCTGGAATGTCTCACTCTGATGTAATCCTCGTTATGATTGGCCCATTTGGTGTATACCTCGTATGCAGCACTTAAGTGTCCTTCAATAGATTGTGATACTTCCTCCAAGCCAATTGTTTTATAAAGTGCTGCATCATGAGCCTTCACGGCCTCCTGGTACTGGTCGTAAATATTGCGTAAGGCTTCCTTTCTCTTACCTTCTAACCATCTCACAATTTCTCTCTTTGTCATTTGTTTATGCCCTCCTTTTCAATCCTCAGCAGTTCCTTTGTTACAGTCCTGGCTAAATCCTGATAAAACTCTGACTGCTGATATTTTTCATTGAGCCTATCCGATTCTGCCGTGTAAGCAGCCCAGAACTCATTACTACCATCCGGTGAGCTGTACTGCTTAAACAGGTACCAAATATCCACGATAATCTGCCAGTAGTATCTTAACCTTTTCCGACTCATGGCAGCTCCTCAATCCGGATATAGATCCCCGGCACCTCTGCCCAAAATTTTTCCGCAACCTCGGATGCTACCAGGGCATCATCCGTCCAAAATCCTACCAGGGTCATGCAGTCTTTAAGGAGTTTCTGCAGATTGTCCGTATCAGGCTTTGTGATGCGATAGCTGCCATTTTTGTGCCGACCTCTAGGGAAGCACCACTTTGTGATCAGCCGGACACCTTCTCTGTACGGTCCCATGATCCTGTGTTTATACAGATGGCTTATCAGCTTTTCTTTGGCCGCCTTGACTTCTGGCGGATCATAGAACACCGGCTTGCCATTGATGACTGTCACTTTATGTTCCTGTGCCGTAACTGTGGGCGGTTCCATTGCCATAAAAAATTCAGTTGCCATATTTATTTCACCTCTTTAAAGTGTTAAATCATCTTGTTTTTTGAATCTCGGCCTTGTCATCGGGGAGGGGGAAGGGAACGGGCGGGCTGTGCTTTAAGCCCGTCCATTCCTACCCCCGTGACCACGCGACTGCGGGGGAAATATTTACCCTTTAGGGTATAGGTTTCCCCGCCGCCAGCGGAAACCTTAATTTTCAGGTTTCCCCGCCACCACACATCACTTCGGCGGAAATCTGTTTTTAAGGTTTCCCCGCTAAATTTATCAATACGGCGGAATCCTTGATTTTAGATTTCCCCGCCATATATGCTATAATGGCGGAAACCTTAATTTTCAGGTTTCCCCGCGCATTGATCAGCGGGCTTTTTTTCTACCTTTCCATTTTCACAAGTGTATCCTCCATGCTCTTTTATCCGGTCACGAGCTGTTCTTTCAGAAATTCCAAGGTATTCAGCCACCTCCTTTACTGTTGGCGCCTCCCCAAAATTACTATCATTCACAGCCTCTTCTAACGCTTTTCTACGTTCTTGTTTTCGGTCTTTAGCATTCTTTTTTATCTTATCTGCACCCTTCTGCCATGCCGGTTTGTCATCGTCCGGCTGGATGTCTTTCAGGCTGCCTACATCGTCCAGCCTGTGCACCGGGTAATCAAACCATAGGTTTACAGGGTCAAACTTGGCAAACTCTCGCAGTGTCCCTTCTATCCTCCAGGCAGTCCGGTTTTTTACGTCCGTCTTAGCAGAATCTATCTGTCTCTGCAGCGTCTCCATCTGCCACTTATCCAGGTGTCCTTTACAGTAATCCATCATCTGCGTACTGCTCAACATATCATCCTGCGACAGATCATTTCCGTAGCTGCAGAGTGCATCCAGATACTGCTTACAGGCGGCACATATGGCCTTATTCTCTTCCTGCTTCATAAGTGCCTCTGTGGGTTCCAGCTCAATCAGGTCAAGTAAAGCATCCGGGTCACGGGCAAACACGCCTGATCCGCTGGCACGGTCCATGGATTTCTTGCCGCCCTGGCTGCCCTTGCTGTGATGATGACAGTAGATCACTGCGCATCCCAGCTCCGTACAGACCTTATCAAACTGGTTACAAAAGTTCGCCATCTGGTCAGCGCTGTTCTCATCACCGGTTATGACCTTATAGATGGGGTCGATCACAATGGCTATGTAGTCCTTTTTCGCGGCTCTGCGGATAAGCTTTGGTGCCAGCTTGTCCATCGGCACAGACTTTCCTCTCAGGTTCCAGATATCAATATTGGACAGATTCGATGGCTGGATGCCCATAGCCTCATATACATCCCGGAACCTGTGCAGGCAACTTGCCCGGTCAAGTTCCAGGTTCACATACATGACACGTCCCTTTGTACACTGCCAATTCAGCCACTTACGGCCCTCGGCTATAGCGATGCACATTTCTATCTGCAGAAAGGATTTCCCGGCCTTTGAGGGGCCTGCAATCAACATCTTATGGCCCTGGCGCAGTATCCCACTGATTAGGCACGGTGACAGCTCTGGAAGGTTATCCCAGACACCCTCCAGTCCTTCAGGTTCCGGCAGATCGTCATTAACACTTTCTATCCACTCATACCATTCGTTCCAGGATTCCTTTCCAATGTTCGTATCCACCAAAAACTGCTTCTTGCCATCCCTTTCCACTCCCGGCATCCTGGACAGTCTGGAAGGGTTCCGGTTCTGGGTATCTACCTTAATGCCGTTCTTCTGGCATACATCATATAAGTAATCCACCCGTTTCCGGTACTCTGCATAGTCAGCGGCTTCCACCCGTACAATGGCGTGCAGGCTCTTTCTGCCGGAATGAACCAGGCATGCGATCGGCAGCTCCAGCTCCCTGAATATGGCATTCTGCTTCTCTATCTCCATTCCATCTGATTCCACCAGAGCATACCGGAAGTCTGCAACGTTATCATTCTTAACCCCTTTGCCGTCCAAAGGATTAAAGCGTATCCAGGCCCCACCGGCAGGATCATAATCACCTATAACACTCCCTATATCTCCGTTACACTTAGACAGGGCCTCTATGAGCTGACCGGCTGTGCGGTCCCAGTTACCTTTGTCCTGCGGCACATATTTTCCCTTCTCATTCTGCCAGCTCCGTGTTACATACCCTACATTCTCCCCGGCTTCAAATAAAGTCTCCAGATACTTGATAAGCTGTCCGACCGGATCCCATCGTTTTGGTTCCCGGACGTCAATCCCTTCAACCCAGTTACTATCTATTACTACGAGGCTATCGAATTGTATGGTGTCATCCCAGTCAAGCTCACAACCATGATCTGGCTCCCATCCATGCTCCATAGCCATTTGTACAATGGTGCCACCTGTTACAGGAGAGGCAGAGCCGTTAAAGCTGTTCCACTTACGCTCACACTCTCCTGCATGGTACCGGCTGATATCACGGCGGCTCCAGGCGTCCCAGTCACTGACAGAGTGCCCTTCATGTTTGAGCGCCATGCCAATGTTGACCCATTCCTGGTAGTCCAAATCAGCAGGATTGATGTATTCAATTAATTCTAACAGGCTCGTCCTCTGCTCCATGATCAGTCTCCTTTATAGTCTTGCGGGGTGATATCCGGTGGTATCCGCCATCCATTCGCCGCTATCCGGTCAATTAGGTTTTTCGCTGTATTAAATTGCCATGTGCCTACATGCTGAAATCCCCTGCTTTCTAAAAACCTTATCTGTTTAGGGGTTGTAAGGCCCTCCATGCGCCGCTTATCAAGCCGTTCCAGAAGTTTCGTGGCTTTCCCGGCATTATCTATTTCATCCGGAAGGATTCCCAGCTTCTCCAGGGTTGCCTTCTGTTTCTCAGATGGTGGGGCGCATTCCCAGCCAAACGCCGGTACATATCCGGACAGATCTTCTGCCTGGATAGACATTTCAAACTGCAGCGGATCTACAAGCTTCTTTTTGCGACGCTTCATTTCGGCCAACTGTTTAGCCAGGGCTTCCTCACGCTGTGCTACTACATCACTTGCTGCCTTTTCTTCTGCCTCTTCAATGTCTATGGGGCATCCGGCAGCCTCTTCCAGGTTTTCGGTCATCTTACGGGCTACCTCTTCGTTGTCGCAGATCAGGCTGGCCGGATGGCATAACTCATGGCGCTCGGTATGCCACAAGAAATCCAGCAGGAGCAGATGGTCCTTGCCCGGGTGTAGACGGGTGCCACGGCCCACCATCTGGCAGTACAGGCTGCGTACCTTTGTTGGTCGCAGGACTACGATACAATCCACGGATGGGCAATCCCAGCCCTCAGTCAACAGCATGGAGTTGCATAGGACGTTATAACGTCCATTCTCAAAATCTGCCAGTATCTCTGCCCTGTCCTGGCTCTCCCCGTTCACTTCGGCAGCCTGGAATCCGTTTTCGTTCAGGATATCTCGGAACTTTTGGCTGGTCTTCACCAGCGGCAGGAAGACCACGGTTTTCTTGTCCATGCAGTATTTCTTCACTTCCTCGGCAATGCCATATAAGTATGGGTCTAATGCTGTACCCACGTCACTTGCCTTGAAGTCCCCGGCCTGGACGCCTACGCCGCTCATGTCAATTTTAAGCGGCAGTGTCAGCGCCTTGATAGGTGACAGGAATCCTTCCTTGATTGCTTTCGGGAGCGTATACTCATAAGCCAGGCTTTCAAATACCTGGCCCAGATCCCGCATGTCCCCGCGGTCTGGTGTAGCAGTCACCCCTAACACTCTCGCATCCGGAAAATGCTGCAGCACCCTCTGGTAACTGTCGGAAATGCAATGGTGAGCCTCATCAATGATGATGGTATTAAAGTAATCGGCCGGGAACTGTCCCAGCCGTTTCTCTCTCATTAATGTCTGCACAGAGCCGACCACGATACGGAACCAGCTTCCCTGGCAGGATTCTTCCGCTTTTTCGACAGCGCATCCCAAACCGGTTGACTTATGTATCTTGTCAGCCGCCTGTTCCAGAAGCTCACCTCTGTGAGCCAGGATAAGCACCCTGTCACCATTTCGCACACAATCTTCAGTTACTTTTGCGAAAACGATGGTCTTACCGCATCCGGTCGGAAGGACCAGCAGCGTCTTTTTCACGCCGCTGTCCCACTGCTCAAATATGGATTCCCGTGCCTCCTGTTGGTATGGTCTTAGATCCATTCTGCGCCTCCCTAAAACTTCCCTGCTTCAAACTTTTTTGGTTCTTTCGGATACAGCTTGTCAATCCGGTTAAACCTCTTGGATGGGTCTTTTGTTCCTGGCTCCACAATGACCTTTGCGCGTCCAGTAAGCCCTGGAAGCGCAGGCCAGTTCATTCGCAGTTGCTCTCCTTCTTTTTTCAGTCCTACGCTGCGGAACAGTTCTGATAGTTTCCATTCAAGCTTTGAATGTAGTAAAAAATTCTCACGCACAGTTACATCCCTGCCACGGTCATGGATGGTAAAGTACACAGTAGCCATATTGCAAGGCGGCAGTTTTCCCTCACCTTTTGACCGTCCACGTTCAAATTTTTCAATCGTGAACTCATAATCCCCTTCCGGGACCGGCTCATAATCATTCCCATCATTCACGATCATATCTTCCCAGCCTAACTCTCTTCCTTCTGTGTCCATATTCCCCATATCTTTCATCCTCCTAATTTTCAAATGGAATTTCCTGTTTCTCTCTCATATCTTTGATCGCTGCAAAAACCTGCCCCCACGCTGCTACCAGCAGGCCGTCTATGATCCCAGGGTTTACATTGTCATATTCCCATATAGGTGTTCCCACCGGCACATAGCCTTTCGCTTCTACAATATTGCTCAGTTCCCACTCATCAACACGGTTCGCCTCCATGAGGTCGCGCAGATTCTTGGGTATCCGCTTATCCTGAGGCGGAAATGGTTCTTCTGCTCCAGGGACGGCTGGTTCTGGTTCATTCAATGGCAGGTCAATCTGCTGTGGTTCGGATAGTGGCTGTATCATTTGATCTTGGATCGCAGTTGATACAATCGGCTCAGACGATATAACTGGTATCTGCTCTGGTTCCCGGGCTGCCACAGGTTCCTGCTGACGTGCCGGTGCAGATTCTTCAATAATGTGTGCAATGGAACTATACTCAAACGGTACCTCATCAGGCAGCCCGTAGCGATTCTTCGCATCCCAGCAGGGGTGATGTGCCGTATACATGACACGCCTCCCGCCCTGTGCCTTATGCTTTTTGCCTTTATCATCAACAGCTACGGATATAGTCTTGTAGTTTGCAAACAGCAGCATGTCCGCCCATTCCTTGACCAATGGCGAGGTCTGGGAGGATGTTTTCTTGCCCAGTTTCAGCTCCCACCGGTCATAAGCGCCCAGTTCGTCCGGCTGCTCAAACTTTCTGATCTGGGCATGGGCTGTAAGCACTACATTTACACCGGCTTCTACGACTTCTGTCAGCTTATTTAAAAACCGTCCAAACTCTTCCTTGGTGTAAACATACCCATTGCCATACCCAAAGTCTTCTATGCCTGATTTTTGATGTTTATCGCAGATGGATTCCACACACATCTGCTCTGCCCAGTCGATCGTATCAATGACCAATGTCTTACAAGTTTCCGGATGTGTCTTGACGTAATCAATCTGATCAAGCAGCATCTGCCAGCTTGTAGCCTTTGGGAACCTAGCCACTTCCATAGCACTTGTACTGCCTTCCGTATCAATAAATACAGGATCCGGGAACTGGCTGGCAAAGGTTGACTTGCCTATACCCTCTGGACCATATACAACGACTTTCTTCGCGCACGGTATTTTCCCTCTGATAATCTCCATTTAAAATGCACCTGCCTTCCACGCTTTTGTCTCCTGTGGCTGTTCCTGGCCTGCTACATATCCGTCCTCTATGATTACACTGCACTCGTTCCCTGTGCTTACTCTGGTGGCGATTGCCTGCAGTCCCTCAGCCTCCAGCCAGGCTCCGAATTCCTGTAGGGTATCCATGTCCATCTGCTCCAGCTTGTCCAGTAACACAAATCCACAATTCGGATTCAGTTTCCGGACAATAGCTGTCGCAACTCTCAATTGGTCAGAACCAGACATGTTGTCCCACTTCTGGCCCTTATATACCAACTCTCCGTCTTTGACTGAAAGCTCTGGCAGAGGAAGCTCGGCAGATTCCAGGAGCCGTGTTTTTTTATCCCTGGCCTCGTCGATTTTCTTTGTCAGCTCGTTATACTGGTTCCGATAATGCAGCGCATCTCCCTCAGCTTTGTCCTTATCCAGATTTGCACGTACCTTGCGATTGATCTCTTCAATATTGGCAATACTGTCTTCCAGTTCTGCAGTAGACTGGTCCTGCAGGTCTGCTACGGACATTTTGGCAATCTCAATGTCATTCTCGACCAATTCCAACGCCTGACGCTTTTCTTTCAGCGTTTCTTCCAGCTCTGCAATGTCAGTATTTAAGCGCACACACTGATACTGGAGCGTTTCCAGGTTGTCCCGTTTGCGCTGATTTTCTCCATTCCGGGCAAGTATTTCCTGTTGCTGCTTGATCAGCTCTGTGGGTGACACCAGCTCTTTCGGGACATCTGGATAAAATGGCTGCTCTTTAGCATATTTCTCTTTTTGATCAGCAGTCCGTCCAATATACAGCCGCTCATTATAAAGTTCCTTTTCTTCGTTCTCCAAAGTATCTAATGCATCCCCTACGCCAATGATCTGCAGGAGTGTCTGGGCTTTTTCCCGGCCAGAAGAATTCATGAACTTCGGCAGGTTCAATGCCAGCTCCTCCACAAACTCATTCAGGAGTTGCTGTCCAGCTTTCTGCCCACTGGGATCAGTGACCTTTAAAGTGCTGTTCTTGCCTTTACGCTCTACCACTAATCCATTGTTCATGACGATGTGCAGCGTTGGCGGTATCACGGAACCCTGGCGGGTTGCCTGTGACGGTTTGAACCGCTCCCCACCCAGCGCCCAGGCAATGGAATCCAACACAGAGGTTTTTCCCTGATTGTTTTTGCCGCCGATGATTGTCAGACCATTCAGACTTGGTTCCACTTTTACAGCCCTGATACGCTTTACGTTCTCAATCTCCAGCTTATTGATCTTTAACGGCATTTCTTTGTCTCCTTTCTGATGATATAGACACAATCATTGACGCGGTAATACTCAAACATGGTATCCAGCTCTTTCTTTTTCATATAATAACGTACAGTGCCTAATCTCTTTTTAGCCTCATCTTCAGTATCGTATTCAAAAACCATATTCTTCTGTGATGTGTTGATAAATGTTTCAATAGCCATTATTTCATCACTTTTTTGCCCAAGTCTTTCTGGACGTTCCGGAACATTTTTGATATTATATCTAATCTGCATTTCTTCTCCTCCAATATATAAATAATTCAGATTCTCATGAGTAACGGTATCCATGAGAGTAAAACCATCCTCTCTCGGAAGCTCTGCATCCAGGCTGACCGTCTTGATCTGGTGTGACTGCTTTCTCATTTCGTTGCTGATTGCTGACCTCATGGCTTGACAGGCGATGGTGTTAAACTTCCACTTCTGAAGCCGAGTATCCCGGAACCATCTCTGTACTGATAATAGATACCGGAAGATCACTACGTCATACCATTCCGCCAGATCGAGGCCACGCTTCGCCAGATACAGTTCCACAATGTAATGGTTAGATTCAGCAAATGCCTGCTCAATTTGCGTGAGTGGTTGATTTTGAATTTTCACATACTGTCACCGCCTTTCGTACTCTTTCAACTTTTCATGCACTTCATTAAGACAGGACTGTGAAAAATTCCTGAGTCCCATCAATTCTTCATCTGACGTGCCTTGTAACTGCTCGATTGTATTAATTCCAGCACGTTTAAGTACGTTGTATGCCCTCACAGACAGTTCCAAATAATTAATATCTTTTGGTTCATCTGGCAGTAACTGTCTCAGCTCCGCTTCTGCCTCTTCCTTCCGGTTCTTAAAAATTCCTATCAGCAGTTGCTGCATAAGGGTCTCCTGACCGTCATCCAGGTGGCAGTCATTTAATTTGATGTCATTGCCCCAGTTATCTGTGATGGCCACATCATTCCCGTGGTCGATTCTTTCAATAGCAGTGTTACATTTTTCTATGATCTCAATAAGTTCACCTATCTTGTCCTTAAAGTCCTTGGCTCTCTTAATTAATTCATTATTCATCTTGATTTCCTCCCGACTCACCCTTATAATAAGAGTGTGATATATTATTTCTTTGCCCCTGATTGCTTCCCGGCTCCAGGGGCTTTTCCAGTTTTAATGAGCTCGTACAGCTCACTTATTTCTTCATCGTTTGACAAATATATGAGAGCATATTTCAGACGGCTGTCTTCATCTACCAGATATCCTTCATCCATATCGTCCTCAATTGCTTCGATGCATTCTAATATTAGATTGTTCATGCCTTATCCTCCTCCCCTCTTCCCAGTCTTTAGCCGTTTCCAGGCCAGCCACCAGCAAGAGAAAAATAAATATGTAGCACATAACCGCCTGTGGTGCATCCCGTGGCTGCCACCATCCTGTCAGGGCCGCCAGTGCTGTGCATAGAGCTGCGTCTTTTATTGTGGTGTAGTGCATTACATCACGCACCCCCTTTGCCTTGCCAGATCGGCCGCCCGGTTCTGCCGGATGAGATATTTCTGGAGCTCGTCCGTGTCAAACAAGGTTGGACTTGTCTTGTTATTGGGATTAGACTTGTACGCTACTCTCTGACCTTCTTCACGACTGATTCTGCGGAGCATCTTCTCCGGGAATCCCATCTGAACCAATTCCTTCTGGTACATAATTTTTTTAGGAAATTCCATTGTCGCACCTCCTCTTGTTTTCTTTTAATGCTCCTTCTATAATGTACTTACAGGCCCCGCCAGGCCGAGTAAAATATAAAGGAGAATCATAATTGAAGTTTGACGTTCATCCTCCAAAGATTAACATTGATATTCCAAAATATGATGTTACGATGCCTAAATTTGATGTTCCTAAAATTGAACCCCCAGAACTATTATTTATGAAAACAAAAACAAGACTTCCAGGGTATGAAGATTCAGTTTTAGCAAAAATGGCTGATGATATAAAGTCATCTTACGAAAAACAATTAAATGAAATTTCAGCCACGCTTAACGAGCAGCTTAATATGGCAAAAGCAGAAACGGTTGCCGCTAAAAAAGAAGCTCTTATTTCAAAGATAATTGCCATCGTTTCTCTTATAGTTTCTGTTGCTATTGGAGTAGTCCAAATATTCTTATAAACAAAGATGTAACACTTATCAGCAAAGCACATATAGATATAACCTTTGCTTGTTTGCTCCACTTATGTGCTTTGCTCAAGTTGTCATCCCACGGCAAATCTTCCATCCTCCTCACCTCATTCATTTCTTTTTGTCATTCCGTCCATCTGACCTTCTACTCTTCAAGGAAATACTCAATTGGCACGCCAAAATAGTCGGCCAGGATTTTGAGCTTGTCTACTTTTGGCTTACTACGCCCTGTTTTCCAATCGGAAAAAGTATTTGCGGGAATACCTGTATCTTTTGATACTCTGTACGCAGTTTTATCGTTTTTAACTAATAATTGGGCAAATTTTTCGTACATTTTTTCACCTCCTTTTGTTTAGATTTTCATAATTAGTTATTGTAATTAATTCGGAAATGTGATATAAATAAATTACCACATTAATTCAATCGCATTTTCAAATTAATACTGAAATCAAAATTTATAATTGCTTTTATTTATGATTTCATAACTATAGCCATATTATAGCGTGCATTTCATAAATAGTCAAGCATTTTATTTCTGATTTCATAAATATTTATGGAGGAATATTTATGTATGAAATATTTGAACGACTATTAAGACAAGCAGGTGTAACAGCATACAGGGTTTCTAAGGAAACAGGAATTGGTGCATCAACATTCTCAGACTGGAAAAAGGGGAGAAGCACTCCCAAACAAGAAAAACTCCAAAAAATTGCTGATTACTTTGGCGTATCTGTGGAATATCTTATGACGGGGAAGAACAGCTCCCCTGATAAAGCTGAATTAACCGCAAAAGACGAACGCGAAATAGGGAGGGATTTAGACCGAATAATGAAGGAAATACGAAATGGAGAAGACGGGCCACTGTTTTACAATGGCGTTGAAATGGACGAAAAGTCTTTAATTCTTTTGGAAAATGCCATAGAGTATGCTTTGAGAGAATCAAAGAAGGAGAATAAAGTTAAATACAACCCGTACAAGAACAAAAAGTAGGTGATTTTAGTTGGCAAATAACAATGATATAAAAAAAATTGTCGCTTATTATATCCGCTTGTGCGGAACAAATGACCCTTGGAAAATAGCAAAAATGCTGGGCGTACATATTGCAGTCCTTCCAATGGGGAATGTTTTGGGGAATTACCGATATCTGAAACGTATCCGATGGATTTTTATTAATGAAGATATCTTAGACAATGAGGTGCTGCTAAGGGTCGTAATGGCTCATGAGCTTGGACACGCTTTATTACATTGTAAAGAAAACTGTTGCTTTATGGCTCATCACACGCTACTGCTTACATCACGCGTAGAGCGCCAGGCCAATGAGTTTGCGGCTTATCTCTTGATAGCTGATGATATGCTACAAGAATATGCTGGATATACCCGTGAACAATTTTGTCAATGCACTGGGTATCCGATGGAACTTATTGAGTTACGCCTTAAATAGATTAATTCGCTTCGGCGTGTTAATAAAATACTATTCAATAAGAGGAGGATTTTTATGAGCAAAGAAAAGAAAAAAGGGAGTTGTCTGAAAACAATTCTAATGGTGGTATGTGCGCTTATTATCTTAGCGGCAATTGGTTCTGTAATAGGGGATGATGAGAAGAAAGAAAAGAATGATTCCACCGCAAAAAATACCACTGAATCTACTACTACAGAAGAGAAAGAAACTGAACCGCAGGAAGAAATTATGGACATTGACCCTAATACCCTATTAGCCGATTATGAAGCAAATGAAGTACGTGGGGATGAACTCTACGATGGAAAAATGATGCGCCTTTCTGGAACAGTTGGAAGTATTGGTAAAGATATTCTTGAAGAAGTATATATAACTTTTGCTAATGCTGATGAGTTTAAAATAACTTCCGTACAATGTTATTTTTCCGATGACGCCCAAATCCAAAAAGTGATGGATCTTTCTGAAGGAGATTCAATTACATTAGTAGGAAAATGTGATGGTAAATTTGGAAACGTGGCACTTAAAGATTGTTACTTTGAATAATACAAGCAAAACTGGCTCCTGCTACATTGCAGGGGCCACACAAAATAATATATTCACCCAGGCAACTGGGAGGGCAGCTTCCACTCGTTCCGGAGGTCTTACGGAAGGGGTGGTAATTATGAGTACATATGAAGAATTTATGGTTATCATTGCGACAGCAGGTTTAATCATATCCATCCTGAATATGAAAAATAAAAAGTAGCCGCCCTGTCTCTGGTCAAGATTGGCGACTACTTTTTGTAACTGAATTATAAATCTTCCCGGAGCGGATGGGGTGCAGCCATCTCTCCAGTTGTCTTGTTAAGTATATTATAGTCAATATCTTAATTTTTGTCAAACACAAAAAACCGCCCCAGTGCTACCAACACCAGGACGGCCATATCTCCGGAGAGATACACATATATTCGCACCTATATTGTATCATCTTCGGTGACAGGTGGCAAGAGACCATCTGTCT